CAGAATACACAAAGGTTGATACAAGTGCATTTGATAGTTGTGAAGCTATTGAACCGGCTAAGATTATTGCACTTAGCTTTATGATTAACGACTAATCACAGAAAGGGGCAAACCAATATATGAAAAATATTAATTGGGGTGCGAACCTATTATATCCGGCAACTAACCTTTACCCAAACACTAACGTATATCCGCTTGAATTTAGCTTGCTTAATGCGAGATACTACAGCAAATATTCAGTTGACGGAAAAGAATACAATCAGACACTCAATGAATTTAAGTATAGCAACATAATAAATCCCAATAGTAGTATTTCCATAGGTAACACTTGTAGTAGCAGTGTTGCTTTTTCTATTTTTAAGCCGCAAATTACACTTGAAAATAAGGATATTACTATCTTTGAGGGTGTCAAGGGTGATAGCGGCATTGAATATGTGCAGATAGGCATATTTACTGTAACTAAAGAAGAAAGCAACGGCGAATACACTAAGTACACAGCTTACGACAAGATGTATAAAGCTGAAAAAGGCTACTTCTCTGAATTGACTTATCCTAACACAGACAAGGCTATTTTAGAGGAAATCTGTACAAAGTTAGGCATAAAGTTAGCAACTAGCTTAACAACTACTCATACAATTACAGATAAGCCACAAGGCTATACAATGCGTGAAATGATAGGTTATATGGCTATGTTGCAAGGTAGTAATGCGGCTATTAATTCTGACGGAAATCTTGAAATAAAGTGGTATAAGGATAGCGGCTACGTGCTTGACGGACATCAATACTATCAGCAGGGTGTTACTTTTACAACTAGCAAAGATTTTACAATCAAGAAATTAACTTGTAATAATACAAAATCCGGCGACAGTAAAACAAGTGAGATTACAGCCGGCGATGGTTCAACAGGACTTAGCTTTGCTAATCCATTTATGACACAGGCAATTCTTAATGAAGTGTATAACAAGATTGGCGGCTTCCAGTTTAGACCGCTTACTGTCAAGTTTTTAGGTGATTGGCGGTTAGAAGCAGGTGACATTATTACTATTAATAAAGGCGGAGTTAATTATAAAGTGCCTATTATGCAGATAGACCACGAATGTGACGGCGGATTAATGAGTACTGTTACATCTATCGGTCAATCTGATACAGAAAATAGCAATATAGCCACTGGACCGATAACGAAACAAATGGAACGTTATTACGCTGATTTAGTCTTAATCAATAAGGCAGTTATTGACACAGCGGACATTACTAATGCCAATGTGGAAAATCTTAAGGCACACCAAGCATATATCGACCAATTAAAAGCTAACAAGATTGAAGCTGTCACAGCGGATATTGTTAATTTGACAGCAAGCAAAGCAACGATTAATGAAGCTAATATCACTAAGTTACAATCGGATTTTGCACAAGTAGGTGTACTTAATGCAGATGTAGCAGACATTAAGACGTTGATGTTTGGTTCGGCGACAGGTAAGAGTTTAACAACAGAATTTGCTAATAGCGTTGTTGGTGTTATTGGTAACGCACAGATTAAGGACGCTATGATTGACAGCATATCCGCCGGCAAAATAACGGCACTTGACCTTAATACAACAAAATTCAAGGTTCACAGCGAGAATGGTATGTCTTACTGGCAAGATAATACAATCATCATTAAGGACACCGAAAGAGTGCGTGTTCAGATTGGTAAAGATGCCAATGCTGACTACAATATGTACGTTTGGGATAAGTCGGGAAATCTTATGTTTGATGCCTTAGGTCTTACTGAAAAAGGCGTTACAAGGAAAGTTGTTCGTGATGATATTGTTAAAGATGATGCAAATATCAACGCAAGTAAGCTGGATATTGCAACACTATTTAATGTTATTAATAACGATAATACACATACACTTAAGAGTAATAAAATTTATCTTGATAATGAAAAGCAGACGCTTAATGTTATTATGCAAGCTATAACAAGTGGTGCTGGCAAGGATTACACGCAATGGGGCGGTATGATGAAAGTTGCTAGTGATTTTATCACTAACAAGCTATGGTGGACTAGCAATGTTGATACTGAAAGTATTCAGACTAAGTTTTCTACTGTTAATCAGAAACTGGATAGCTATGAAATTACGTTATCTGATTTATACCAACAAACGAATGATAATTTTATGGTGTATACAGTAACCACAACGCCTACAAAAGATAATTACCCAGCTATTGACTGGTTTATACCTATTTATCCGGCAGATGATTTATTTCCAAGTGACAATCTTACTTGGAGTTATAGCAATGATGAGTATGCTAAGCATCACGGGACAATAGCATATAACGAAACAGCTCAAAAAACTTGGCGTTGGGTTAAAGACGATAGCGGTAACTGGAACTGGAAAGAAGTATCTAACACACAGTTAGCTTATATGCTTAATCAAAATGCCAGTCTTAAGATTAATCTTGATAGCATATCAACAGAATTATCGCAGACAAAGAAAAATCTGGCAGATAATTATAGTACAACAACACAGATGAATAATGCTATTACACAAGCTATTACGGCAGAAAGCAATAGTATTAAATTAGAGGTATCTGGCACTTATGCAACTAAGAAAAATCTTGAAAGCTACGCAACTAATGACAGCCTTAAAAGCTATGCTACAACAGCAAGCCTTGAAGCATACATTAAGAAAGACCCAACAACAGGTGAACTTAAGTCTGCCATCGAAGCTATTGCAGATACAATAAACATTACTGCAAGGGGCGGTCTTAACTTAAGTGGCAATAGATTTACTTTAAGTAGTACTAATACTAGCATTACTGCTGACGGAACTATAACAAGTAATAATATAATTGCAAATTATGGAAAGATTGCGCAGTGGAATATAGCTAATAATTCCATTAATTCTACTACAGCAGACAGCAAGTATTGGGCAGGAATGACAACTCCGAGTGCCAGTGGTGATTGGGTATTTGCTACATTAACAAACACAGCATCGGCAAGTCTTCCAAGCTGGAGTCCAACTTGGTATGTTCGAGGTGACGGATTTATGTATGCTGCTAATGCAACTATTGAAGGTAGTATTACAGCTACTAAATCTGGTGTATTAACCACAACCATAAATGCAGACGGAATATCTGTTATTGGAAGTGATAATTCGACTGTTATTACAGCACAGGGTTTTCTTACAAACCAATATTTAGGTTCTACAGTGGACTGCCGTGGAAATATATTTAATGGAATGCTTGTATATCCGAAAGGAAAAACTGATTTGACGTATGAATGGGTTGCGAAAATAAGCAACACATCTATAGCAATAAGCCCTAGTTCTAATATAAATTTAAACTATTGTACAAAAATGACAAATGAAGAAATATCTATTAATGGTGAAAGCATTACTACCAACTATGCTAAAATGACAACTTATGGTTTTGCTACAAGTGGCAACCTTTACTGCGGCGGCACTAAAAACAGAATGGTAGAAACCGAGCATTTTGGCACAGTTTTACAAAATGCCCTTGAAACGCCAACTCCTACTTTTGCCGACTACGGGGAGGGCATTTTAGACGAAACCGGTATGTGCAGAATATACCTTGAAGATAAGTTTATAGAAACAATAGATACGAATACAAAATATACAATATTCCTTACAAAATATGGGGTAGGGGATATATATGTAAGTGATAGGCAACTGGATTATTTTGAGGTAACAGGAACGCCTAATCTTACATTTAGTTGGCAATTATTAGCTACGCAAAGGGACTACAACAGTATAAGACTTGATGAAAAAACGGAAGGCGTTATAGATAAAGTTAATAGTGATGAACTGTTTAAAATGACAACAGAATTTATCGAAGATTGGGAAGGAGATTTAGATTATGCAGAATAAAAGAATTGTAACAAGTGTAACAAGTTATAAAACAGAAGTAGGTAATATACTTGCACTTACTTATAGTGAAGTTGATAGTAATGGAAATATCATTAAGAGGAACGCAAAATTGCAGAAAGTGGTTGTAGATGATACAGCTAATGCACACATAGAAGCATTAAAGACATTTGCACAAGACATTGTAGATGAAATAGAAGAATAAAAATTAGGAGGTAAAACCCAATGTTAGACATTAACTCATCAATTCAAAAGAACGGAACATTATCCGTTCAAAATTCAGACGGCACACTTAAGCAAGTAGCTTATCTGTCAGCCACAATTAGCGAAAGTGGTAACGTAAGTATGTCAGCTAGCTTCAACGATTTTACGGCATACTTAGCAAATGATACAGCGTTAGACAATGAACTTAAGAACTTTCTTGACAGTGTTAAGAACACTTACAAGGCAACATATGGCACGGAAGATAACACAATTAGTTCAGATGTAGCAGATACAACAGGAGCAACAGAAAGCGAGGTATTTTAGTATGATTAAGTGCGGAGATTTTTCAAGTTGGAATGGTGTAGTTGACTGGAATAGAGTAAGAGAAGCAGGACTTACTCACGCTATTCTTAAGGTTATCAGACGTGACTTTGAACCGGATAATCAGTTTGAAAACAACTGGAAAGGTTGTCAGCTAGCAGGTGTGCATATCTGCGGTGTATATAACTATGTTTATACTCCAACAGTAGAAGAAGCAGTTGCGGCGGCTAAGAGAGTATTAGAGGTACTTGACGGACGTAAGGTAACTGTTTGGATGGACGTTGAAGATGAATGTATGCAGAACTTAGGCTCAGAACTTATTGACATTATTAAGGCTTATAAAAAAGTCATAGAAGAAGCAGGCTATCAGTTTGGCGTATATACTGGCTTATCATTCTATGGTAGCTACATCAAACCTTATACAGACACTAGTGACTTAGATTGTCCGTTCTGGATTGCACGTTACTACTTAGGATATGATGAAATGCAGTTAAATGACGAAACAAACGCAGATAAGACACCTAATATCGACCACTACTTAGCAGGTTGGCAGTACACATCAAGTGGTGTCGTTGACGGAGTAGACGGAGTTTGCGACTTATCAGAGTTTTATGGTTTTCACAATGATGAAGATAATACAGAGGATAATAACGAAGAAGATAATACAGAGGACAATACAGATGAACACGTATATGCTACTTACGCCGCTTATACAGATAGATGGTGGGGCGAAGTAGAAGATGATGAAGATTGGGCTGGTGCAGGCGACAATAAAGCTATCACAGCACTTATTATCAAGGTTAGCAGAGGTTCAGTTAAGTACAGAGTTCACTTAAAGGGTGGCGATTGGCTACCTTACGTTACTGGATTTAATTATGATGATTACAACAATGGTTATGCAGGCGATAAGAAGCACGAAATAGACGCCGTAGAAATCATCTACTATACACCGGATGGTGAAAGACCATATAAGTATGCAAAGTATATGGTATCTGTATTCGACAACCGCAACTTCTATCCAGAGCAAATAGATGATGAAACATCTAACGGAATGGACGGATATGCAGGTGTAATCGGTAATGCTATTGACAAGTTCCAGTTAGTTGTCGAATGATGTCAGAATAACACGACCGAAAGTATTTGAAATATACTAACGATAAATGTATAATAAACTTGTCTTTGAGAAAAGACCCTTAAACATTTTCAAGTTCTGGCAGGCGATATTGTTTGATTGGCGTTGGCAGTATCGCCGCTACACTTGACACATTAGAACGTGTGTTCTATAATAATCGTATCGCTATCAAACGTGCAAGGGCAAGAGAGGGGAGTGCAGGTTATGGATAACAGTAATGAGGAAAATTACAAAGATAAGCTAATAGAACTTATAAATAAAATAGAGCGTACAGACATATTAGAATATCTGTACGCATTCACAAAGAAATTAGTTGAGAAGTGGGGATAAAACCCTACTTCTTGTTTTTGCTGGAAATCATAGATTCAATCATATCAAGAACAATCCGTTTATCTCTTTCATCTAATAGGGAAAACTTATCTAATATTTCAAAATCTTTATTCCCTTGTTTAACATTAAAAGTCTTACGTTGTTCAACATCAAATCCCATTAGCCATAAAGGTTCTACGTTCAACACTTTTCCTATTTTGCCACTACTGATATTAGACGGAGCATGTGAGCCATTAAGATATTGACTTATTGACGACTTGCTAATACCTGTCTTATCGGCTAATTCTTGCGGTTTCATACCATATTCATCAAGTGCTTTTCTCAACCTTTTTGCTGTGACTTCGCATTTCATATGTATATTCTCCTTTCTTTTGTGATAACTGTATTTTAACACAACGCTGTTAAACTTTCAACAAAATAGTTAAACAAAATTAAACTTTTGTGTTGACATATAAGTTAAACGGTGTTAAACTAAACTCAACTTAAAGAAAGGGGGTCTAATATATGCCATATACATACAATAAGTTAAAAGGACGTATAGTTGAAATGTTCGGCAGTCAGAGTGCTTTTGCTAGCAAACTGGGTATTTCTATGGTTTCGGTATCAAGAAAGCTTAATTGCAAGACAGAGTTTTCACAGCACGATATAGAAGAATGGAGCAAGTTACTCAATATCCAGCTATCAGAATATGGCGATTATTTTTTTGCTTAAAAAGTTAAATGATGTTAAACTTTTAGAAAGGAGTAATATGAATAATTTACAGATTTTTAACAACGAAGAGTTTGGAGAAATCCGAACAACAGTAATAAATGATGAACCTATGTTTTGCTTGGCTGATATATGTAGAATACTAGAAATTAAAAATGTTTCTGATTGCAAAAGCAGATTAAGACAAAAGGGTATAGTTACTACCGATACCCTTACAAATGGTGGCAAACAGAAGATGATTTTTATTGATGAGAGTAATCTTTACAAGACAATCTTTCAGAGCCGCAAAGAAAGCGCAGAAAGATTTACAGACTGGGTTACATCAGAAGTACTTCCATCAATTAGAAAGACAGGTGGCTACAATGTGCCAAAGTCAACAGGCGGTCAGATACAGCTTCTTGCACAGGGATATACAGAACTTGAACAGGCTGTTAATTCTATTAAAGAAGATATGACAGAACTTAAGGATAACACGCCACTTTATGGCTGTGAGATTGACGAGGTTAAACAGCACGTTAATAGAAAAGGTGTAATCGTACTTGGTGGCAAGGATAGCGAAGCCTATAAGGACGGCAGTATTCGCAGTTCAGTATATTCTGACATATATAAGCAGTTAAAGCGTGAGTTTGGCTGTGTGACAACATACAAGAGCATAAGAAGAAAGTATGTGGAAAATGTGCATAAGTTTATAGATGAGTATGTGTTACCTACCGCACTTGCTGAAAAAGTAAATGAAGCTAATGCACAGATGAGTATGAGCTTTTAAGGAAAGGAGTAAGAATTGGAAAAACTGATTAAGGAATTAATTGCGGTTGAGAAAAAAAGAAATTCCCTGCTTGCAGAATTAAATGAGAACTTAAAGAAACTGACAAGCAAGGAAGATAAACACTATGAGTATGAAACTGGGAAAACAGTACTTATTGATTGCTAAGCCAGTTATGGTAATGTTCTAGCATTTCCATAACGCCAATTTCAACCCACGCACGTCTAATGAATTCGTGTTTTTCGCCCTCATCAGTAAAGTTATTGTTTTCAACACTTTTCATAACTTTTTGATGAATAGAGAAGTGAATATTAGTACCATTTTCATTGACGAACTTTTTAAAATCGTTGAAGTCTTTCAAGATTTCACCTCTTTTCTATAAGGAGATAAAGGGATTATATCACATTTTTTTAAAATAAGGAGAAAGTTTATGGAAAAGGAAGTACAGGCAACACCACAGTACAGCATATCAGTTGAGGAGCTGATAGCAGAAAGAAACAAGTTAGAAATCTCTATTGCGGCATACAAGAAAGCAAAGAGGGATAGCAGAATAGCTGAATACATATGGATGGTATCAACAATATTATTTGTTGTATCAATGATATTCCAGTTTATTAATTAGAAAGGAGTTATAGCAGATTGATATTTATTATTTCTGAAAAAGGCGAAAGAGAGCAGATTAATGAGGTAGAAAGACTTGAAATCCTGGCACATATAAGCAGGAGAACAAGTTATCTCTTAGGAAGAAATAAGCATTGTGAACTCTTAAGAAGAGTAGTTGTAAAAGATATTTTAGGGCAGTTAAAGCACGAATACGGGTGTGAGTTAAATGAACTTAAAAAGAAGTACATAGCAGACATTCACGATTATATCGACTGCTACGAACTGCCTATGATAATGAAAGAGAGATATAAGCTATGATACTGGGTTTTATAGTAGGAATAATATTCGGCATAATACTCACAACAGTTTGTGCCGTTATCGCAACAATAAGAACTAATGTAGAAGAAAGGAAAGAACAATATGAAACAGGTAAACGAGAAAGTAATAACAGTACAAGATTGCATTGATATGTATGAGAAAAAGGATATGTATACAGTTATTGACGGCGGTAAAGTTGTCGGATTTGTAGAAAAAGGAAAGGAGAACTAAAGATGAAAGAAAACAATAATAAGATAACAGTTTTTGGATTAATCACAAAGCCAGCTTTTAATCACGAAGCGAACGGCGAGAAGTTCTATAAGGCTTTTGTTGCAACTAAAAGAATTAGCGGAGCAGTTGATACGCTACCAGTTATCATATCGGACAGAATCATAGATATGAATGAAATTAAGTACGGCGATTGCGTGATGATTACAGGGCAGATAAGAAGCCATAATCTACACGTAGGAGAAAAGCACAAGTTAGAGTTATTTATTTTCACAGAAACTATAGAAGTTTATGAAAATGAAGTAGAAGTACCTTTTAATAATGAAGTTACTTTTAATGGTTTTATCTGCAAAGAACCTATTTACAGGACAACACCTCTTAACAGGGAAATAGCAGATGTTCTTATTGCAGTCAACAGACCATATGGTAAGTCTGACTACTTACCTTGTATAGCGTGGGGCAGAAACGCAAGATTTGTCGGCAATCTGCCAGTAGGAACACATATAGAAGTAACAGGTAGGTTTCAGTCAAGAGAATATAACAAGAAAATAAGTGAGGACGAAACAGAAACAAGAGTAGCTTACGAAGTGTCTGTAAGCAAGGTTGAAGTTGTAGAAGAAAAGGAGAATGCTGATGAATAGTGATATTACAGTTTCGGAATTAGCAAGTATGGCAGCAGACAATGAAAAGCGTTGTCAAATATGGCATCCGGTTCAAGGTGTTATATTTGATGGCACGTTTGATGAATTAGACAGGCGACATTATCTTGCAGATAAGACAGTTGATAACTTCTTAATAGAAGATGATGTGTTCATTATGAATATATAAATAAGGAAAGGATATTGTTTATGGAAGTAACTCTTAAAAAGATAGTATTAGAAAATTTTATGTGTTATGCACACACAGAATTTGATTTTTATAGCATAACTAAGATTATGGCTAAGAATGGCAAGGGTAAGTCAACTATTGCGACAGCTTATCTCTGGTGCTTATTTAACTGTGATTATGAATTAAAGGATAATCCAGTTGTTAGGCGTGAGATTGACGGAAAGTCCGTTGATGATATGGACACAAGTGTTGAAATTACGCTTGATGTTGACGGAAAAGAAATAACTTTGAAGAAAGTGCAGGTTCGTACATACAACAAGGATAAGACAGGCTATAAGGACGATAACTCATATTACATTAATGATGTGAGAAAGAACCTTAAGGACTTCAACGTATATCTTGATATTGATATGAATGTGTTCAAGATGTGCAGTAATGTAAATGCATTTCTTAATCAGAAGCCGGCTGAAATGAGAGAATACTTATTCAGTCTTGTAGAAGATGTTACAGACCTTGACATAGCTTCACAGAAAGCTGAATTAGCAGAGTTAGTTCCTTTACTTAATAAGTATACAGTTGAGGAATTATCAGCTATGAATAAGGCTACAAAGGCTAAAATCACAAAGGATTTACCTATTCTTGACGGACAGATTAAGGAAAAGGAAAGAGATATTCAGCTTAAACAGGCTATTGATGTATCTGACCTTGAATTACAGAAGAATAGCCTTAAAGAACAGATTACTGATTGCATAGCAAAGCAGACCGATAATGACAAGCTGATGGCTGAATATGACAAGGCTAGTTCAGATATTCTCAATTTGAAGTTTGAACTTAGTGATATGTCACGCAAAGCCAATGAGAACAATGTCAAGGCTAGGAGAAATCTTGAATCACAGATTAGCAATCTTAATTATGTGATTGAGGACGGCAAGAAATCAATCAGCAATGCAGAAAAGGTTGTTGAATTTGACAAAGATAAGATAGCTGAATTTCAGAAAACACTTGATGATAGCAGAACAGAATGGAAATCTGAAAAAGAGCGTGAATTTGACGAAAACAGCCTTATTTGCCCTTATTGCAAGCAGGAATATCCGGAGGATAAGAAAGAGCAGTTAAGAGCCGATTTCAAAGCACATAAAGAAGCTGAACTTAACAGAATTACTGATAAGGGCAACACAGCCAAGAAAATGCTTGATGAAGTCAAAGGGTTATTAGTTGAAGCTGAACAGGAACTAGAAAAGCGTAAAGGCTTTTTAAGAACCTACACTAAAGATATGAGCGTTCTTGAAAAGCAGTTATCGGAACTTCCACAGGAGATTGATGTATCAACTACCGAGGAATACAAGACACTTGAACAGCAGATTGCGAAAAAGGAACAGGCTATGCACAAGGCTAACGATATTTCAACGATTAAGGCAGAATTAAAGGCACAGGAAACGGTTTTAAGACAGCAGTTAGCAGATTGTGAAAGCCAGATTGCAAAGTCTGATACGGCAGCAGACGAAGAAAGACTTGAAGAGTTGAAAAAGGCTAAGATTGACAGCGAGCAGAATAAGACTAATGCTGAAAAAATCCTTGATTTACTTGATGAACTGGATAAGGTAAAGAATGAAGCCTTGACAGAAGCAGTAAATAGCCATTTTGGGTTAGTTAAGTGGCAGTTGTTTACTTATACAAAGTCTGGCGGTTACAAGAGTTGTTGTATACCTACTGTTGACGGAAAATCAATTCTTACAACAATGAGCAACAAAGGCAACAGAATACTTGGCAGAGTTGATATTTGTAACTCAATCCAGAAAATCAGCGGGATATCAATACCTATTATTCTTGATGATAGTGAGAGCCTTAGTACAGATAATCAGAAAAAGGTTGCTGAAATGGTAGACAGCCAGTTGATTATGCTGATTGTTAATGACAATGAGAAGTTAGAGATTGTGGAGGAATAAGCTATGAATATTGTAATTGCAAATACAAGCAAGCTAAGAGTTGCGTTATCTAAACTTGCAAAAGAACAGAATGCTACAAGTGTAACAGCTATGTTTAATGCTAATAATATGAACTCAAGCCTCATCGCAAAGGCAGAAAATAGATTTAACTCATATTCCGATAAAGTCCAGTTTGAGGTTGATGAATATACAACTTATGGTGCTTTTTATGAAGATGTATGGGAACAGATTGTAGGTTTATCTTCACATATTCACAAGGAAGATTTTGAGTTAGAAAGATTTGAAAAAATGTCTGAAAGTATATCTAAGTATAGAGAATTAGATAACAGGATTGCTAAATTGGAAGATACTGTTTTAAATCTGATGAAGATAGTTGAAGAATTGAGAAGAAAGTGAGGATAATATGACTTCTGTATTAGAACATTCATTCAATTTCAACGGCTTTAATTGCTATGTAATACTCCGAGAAATGAGTAAGAGCGTTTACAGATGTGGATATGTGCAAATTCCTAAAGGCATTGCTGTTGACACAGCTAACATAGATTGCCACGGCGGTATTACATACGCACATAAAGAAGCACCTAGTCCGCTTGAAATTGATGATAAAAACAAGTGGTATATAGGATTTGATTGTGCTCACGCATTTGATACTACAGATTTTTGGACTGCAAGCAGAGTTAGTGAAGAGTTAAAGCACATTGTGGAACAGATTTTAAGTGAAGAAAGCGAGGAATAATTATGATTAGTGTAGATATAAATAAGGTGAAATTTGAAGGTCCTGATACGCTAGTAAGAGCAGAGCTAACTATTCTTTTAAAGGCTTGCAAAGAACAATTTAGTGAGGAAGAGTACAGGCGTTGTGTGGAAAGAGCTGAACTTAGCGAAGAAGAGATACACGAAAGAACTAAAGAGAATATAAGAAAACTTATAGAAATTTTTACAGATATGGAGGAATAATTATGGCAGAGAATACAGCAGTTGCAGAAAAGAAAGCATTTACCACTTCATTAAGCGAATGGAGTAATGCTATGACAGGGCTTATCATTGATGATTATAAGTCTGTCGGCATGGATATGGACGATTATGCAAAAGAGTGTGCAATGGAAGCTATGACGAGCATATTTAATCTTGTTAAGAGTGACCCTAAGATTGATATGAGAAATCTTGATACAAGCAATTTAAGGGGCATTGTAAAGCGTTGTGCAAGCCTTAAGTTAAATGCTAGTGCATATCCAAGAGAGTGCTATTTCCAGTTGCGAAATGTAAAGGCAGGAACTGACCCACAGACAGGCAAGGACATATGGCAGAAACAAGTTGAAATGGGTATTGAGGGTAGCGGTTACGATTCTTTACTTGCTAACTACGGAAAAGATGTTAAACAGGTTTATCCATATTGGGTAGTTAAAGAGGGCGACAAGTACATACCGCCTAAACATAAAGGACTTACAGTTACAGAGCCAGAGTGGGAAGAAAAAGGGCTGTCTGATAAGGCGGTAAGAGTTGTATATCCTGTTAGGCTGATGGATGGAACAGTAACATATCTTTCGGCTGATAGAGATAGCGTTAAGGTTAATTTGTTAGCACACGTTAAGCAGAATATGATAAATAGCACTTTTGGAGTATGCGAGGACAGATACAAAGCTACAGTAAAGCAGAAAACAGAAATTAAGGCTAAAAAAGAGGAGATACTTAATGCATTAAGAGCGTGCAAGACAGTAGATGAAATGCTTGAATGTGAGCTTGCAAGACCATTTATCAGTGGTGCTTGGCTTGATACACCGGAGAGTATGATACAGAGAAAAATGTGCAACAATGCCACAAGAAAATATCCGAAGAATTATGACCCTATGGCAAGACAGGCGCAGGTTGAAATGGATGAAGTGTATCAGGTTGCACAGGCTGAAATTGCTGAAAATGCTAATTCTGTTGAGTTCATAGAGGATAAGGGAGATGTGGTTGACAGCACAACCACAAAAGTAACAGAAGAACAGGCAGAAGATAGCACACTTCCACCATTTATGCAGGCAGAATAAGGAGATTGAGTATGAGAGTAATATCACAGAATGAAAAATCTGATATTCCATATGAATATTTTGCTTTTTCGATAGTGGGTAATGGTAGTGGTTACAGCATTATTGCAACTAGAAATATTGCAGAACCGCCAGAGGTAGCTATAAATAGCGTTGTTGCAACTTATTCAACCGAAGAAAAGGTAATTAAGGCTATGGAAATGTTGAGAAAAGAATATTCAAAGTATATGGAAATTGAAGGACACGCAGACCTAACAGGGCAGGGAATTATACAGCCTAATATTTGGGTACTTCCTAAAGTTTTTCAGTTTCCACAGGACGATGAAATCGAGGTGTGATTATGGCAAAACATACAATGCAGGAGTTATTGACTGGGCTAATGAACACGGAAATATGAATATTAAGTATTAAAGGAGTACTTATATGAAACTTAAATGTATAGCCACAGGAAGTACAGGAAACTGCTACACTCTGACTTCCAACAGCGGAGAAACACTTATCCTTGATTGTGGAATACCTATCAAGGAAATTAAGAAAGGCTTGAACTGGGATATAAGGGGGATACAGGGCGTGATAATAACTCACGCCCACCTACCCTAGACCACAGCAAATCATTAAAGGATTTTAAGGCTATGGGAATACCAGTATTTGCCCCATATTTAGGAGATAACCACAAATCAATGAATATGGGCGGATTTACAGTAAAACCTTTTGATTTAACAACAATAGATGGAAATTGGACGCACACAAATGCCGATGGAACACCTTGCCCAATATTCGGCTTTCTGATTACTCACAGAGAAATGGGAAGAATGCTTTACATTACCGATTGTGAAGTTATCAAATGGAGATATAGAGATATTAACTACATTCTCTTAGGTGTGAACTACGACAAGGATTTAATTGACAGGGATAACACAGGAAAAGCAAACCACGTTTTCAGAGGTCACTTATCCATTAACACAGCTTGCAATTTTGTCAAAGCAAATTATTCAGACAGCTTGCAGAATGTCATAATGTGCCATTTATCGAGTGAAAATGCCGATAGAGATAGTTTTATCGAGAAGATGAAAAAGGTTGCTTGTGGGGCAAATGTAGATGTTGCGGTAGCAGGAAAAAGTTGGGATTTGCGGAACCCTAATGAATGTCCATTTTAGAAAGGAGATTATATATGGCTAAGAAAAAGGGAACAGGAGTAAGTCCTATCACTAACAGGATATATTATGGAACACAAGATACAGATAAGCATATGTGGATAGGGCAGAAAACTGATATAACGGACAGTGCAATAGCTTCTGTATTTGAGTGGTTTATGGCTAATATGGAAGGGAAAGAAGAACATTCTATCACATATCCAGAGACAGATTTTGAGTTAGTTATGAGAAGAAAGGCTAAGAATGATTAAAGGTAGAAAGGAGCAGGAATGGAGAGATTAACAAGAAGAAGTGCTAACGGAACAGGCGTATATGCTACGCCTAGCGGAGAAGCTATCGAATGGGAAAATAATCGTCATAATGTATTACAGAAATTAGCATATTATGAGGACTTAGAGGAACAGGGCAGACTTGTTGCTCTACCTTGCAAGGTGGGAGATACAGTTTACAACACTACTTGGTGGGATGATGTTCAAGAAAAGGTAAAGGTGGCAGGAAAAACATATTATCGAACAGTTCATAAGCATAAAGTGTCAAAATCAACTTTTGATTACTCTGATATAAAAGAATTTGGTAAAACAGTATTTCTCACAAAATCCGAAGCAGAAGCAAGACTGAAAGAATTGAGAGGTGGAGAAAATGACTAAGAAAGAATTATATGTATGCGACATTTGTCATACCGATTACCACAACAAAGAAGACGCTTTGCAATGCGAAAAAGACCATCTTAAATGCGTTAAAATCACAGACATTAGATATAATGCACACTTCAAACTTCCATATAAAATTGAAGTGGAATTTTCAGATGGAACAAAGCGTTGGTACAGGCAGTAGAGAATTGAGGTGGAGAAGATGAGCAAAGAAGAAATAAAAGAACTAGCAGAAGATAATGCCATTTACGAATTTAGAAAATTTCAAAAAATATATGGCGATTGTACAGATGAATATGTAAGACATTTCTGCAACAAGCTAGCTGAATTAAGAAGTGGGATTGATGATGTTTGCACGTGCAACTGCCGGCACAACAGCAATTCAAGAGATAATGAGCCTTGTTACAGATGTGACAGCAGAAAAACCAATGCTGACAGGATAAGGAATATGTCGGATGAAGAGTTAGCAGAGTTTCTTGTTAAGTATGATATATCACTTGAAAACAAAGAAACAGAGCCTAATAACTGGCTTGAATGGCTTCAATCAGAAGTAGAAGAAATAACAACAGATATGGAAAATTTAGATGTAAGGAGATAGCTATGGAAGATAGATATTTATTCAAAGCAAAGCGAGTTGATAATGGCAAATGGGTTACTTGGAATATTTTTAGCGGCTTATATGGAGCTGATATTGATAAATCCACAATCTGCCAGTGTACAGGGTTGAAAGATAAAAATGGCAAGTTGATATGGATGAATGATATTGTCAGAGATGAATGCGGTTGTGTCAAGCCAAGCAAATTGCCTATCGGCATTAAACATAATTTATGGAGCGCTAAAAGCTTTGAAGTAGAAGTTGTCGGCAATACATTTGACAATCCAGAATTATTAGAAAGTGAGGAAAAGTAATGAATCGTGTGATTTTATGTGGCAGGCTGACTAGAGAGCCAGAGATTAGATATTCACAGACAGTAAACGGAAGTATGGCGGTAGCAAGATACACATTAGCTGTTGACAGAGTTTTCAAGAAAGAGGGCGAACAGGCAGCAGACTTTATTAACTGTATCGCATTTGGCAAAAATGGAGAGTTTGCAGAGAAATATCTACATCAAGGTGCAAAGATTATCGTTGAGGGTAGATGGCAGACAGGCAACTATACTAACAAGGACGGACAGAAAGTCTACACTAATGATTGTGTTGTTGAAAGACACGAATTTTGCGAAAGTCGTGCTAATCAGCAGAGCAATAACAGCAATGGAATTATGGGCGGTAATGCTAGTTCAGACAGCTTTATGTCAATTCCAGATGGTGTAGCTGATGAGGGATTACCATTTGTTTAAAGAGGTGCAAGTATGACGGAGAATAAAGCGATTAAAGAACTACAACTGAATATTGAATTGCCTTTTGGGAGTAATGTATCAAGAGAAGCGTCTGAACTCGCAATACAGGCACTTGAAACAGTTAAAAAATTATCTGACCGCAATATGACGGCAGAAGTTCTTGAAAATTATATGCGGTTTGAAGATGAATGTGTTAAGAAAGGCTTTACATTTAAGAGCGTGATTGAAGCTAGAGATAAGCAGATAGCGAAGAAGCCTATAACATATCCTACAACTAACAGAGCGGATTGTCCTATTTGTCTTAATACTGTTAGGGGGATTGACAAACCTTTTGGAAATTATTGTAGTAATTGTGGTCAAAGATTAGATTTTAAGGAAGAGTAGAGACATGGAGTTTGTAAACAAATGTGGTTGTATTGTAGACTATTCCGTTTTAGAAAAAGCAATTATAGAAGAATGCGGCAGAAGAAGTGTTACACCTAATAGTTGCTATAAAATTTATATGTATCGTGGCTACGCAGGAATTTCGATAAAGCACAATAAAGTTTCTGCCCATAGAATATTAGGTAAATATATGGTCGGCTATGATTTGCCACCTAATATTGTAGTTCATCATATTGATGGAAATAAACTAAATAACGAAATTTCAAATTTACAAGTGATGAAATCTGAATTGCATACAAAAGAACATAATATTGTTCAATATGTTTCGGAAGACTACATGAAAGGATATGGCAACAGAATGAAAAGCATTATCTCGAGAACGGATGCCACAAGAGAGAAAGTTATAGAGTTGCGCAAAAGAGGTCTTACAATATCAGGTATAGCAAAAGAATTGCATTGTGGATATAACACAGTTTGTAGGAGATTAGGAATAAAAATTTAGATTGGAGTGATGAAGAATGAGACTAATTGACGCTGATAAACTAATTGAGGATATTCACGAAAGAAGCTATATCAGCAAGGCTTTGTCTGAAATATTTGAAACTATCATTGATGAACAACCAACAATCTTTAGTATGGGAGCTAAACCTATTGATAATTTTGTAAATCCTTTTGAAGTAAAGGCAGGTGGCAACGATTGAATTATCAGAACATAGCAAGAGCCAAGGCAATAGAAAAAGAAAACATGAAGCGATTACTGAAATTAAATCCGAAATTAAATAATGATAGTGGCATATACTTTCTGTTAAGAGAAGATGAAAATGGCTTTCGTTTTGGGTACATCGGGCAGGCATTACACATAAGTAGCAGATTGTGTAGTCACCTTGTAGGATACGAACAGCACATAGACCTTAGTTTGAAACGCCATAAGCTGTACGACAAAGAGAAAAATCCTTATGGCTGGCGAGTAGAATTTTTGAATTTTCCAGAGAGTGAGCTTGACGAGAAAGAAAAGTATTACATCAAACTGTATGCGGACAAGGGTTATCAACTTAGAAATGTCAGTTTAGGCGGTCAAGGTGAAAATCGTGCAAGTGGTTCAATCGGCGAGAGAAAAGCGCCTAAAGGCTATATGCAGGGCGTACAACAAGGTAGAAAGAACCTTGCAAGAGAATTATCCTCTATTGCTGAAAAACACCTTATAATCCGCTTAAAGCCTGAAAAGGAGCATAACAAGGTATCGCAGAAACAGTATGAGAAATTTATGGATTTGTTGAAAGTGGGTGAAGAAAAATGCTGATTCCAAAAGTCAAAGCTAAAGAATTTGAAAAATTTGGCTTTAAGAAGTGTAGGGGCGAATATGGCAAGAATGGTTGTTATTATCTTTGCGTTGCAAGGGGCGTGAAAATGCTTTTTGTTAGCGATGTGTATTTTGGTGTTAATGATTGGAAAGATAATGACCCAAGAATACATAAAGACGCAAATTGCAGATACAGAGACCACAGGACATATCTTGATATTGTTTATGAGTTAATCAAGGCAGATATGCTTGAAAGTGATTGTGTGAAAGTGGGTGATTCAGAATGAATTTTACAAAGGGAAATGCTGATAACACAACAGAAGCAGTTCGTGGTTTGGATATTTTCACAAAAAATTGGTGTATGGACTGTAAGCAGACAGAAGCCGAGAAAGATTTAGTATTTCGTTGCAAAGGCTGTGAATTTGAAATGAGTGACGGAAGATGTTCAGTTAAAGTTTTTGCTAATAATCACAAGTGCGATTACTCATTAAAGAATTTTGGAAGTATGGGTATGCACTAACTAAAAATCAAAGAAAGGAATAGGTTGTGCGCACATAAAACCGAGGTTTCCTTTTGGTAGATTTATGAAAGTACATTGTTTATTTGAGCAGTCAGGCACATTCAAGAATGCTTTCAAGAAATATGGAATTGAAGCCTACGACTATGATATTCAGAATGAATTTGGCGAAACTGACTATGTTATCGACCTTTTCAAAGAGATAGGGGGGGTATCAAGGTGAGCCGAGTTTGTTTGATAAGATAAGTCCTGATGATTTGATATTTGCATTTTTTCCTTGCACTTATTTTGAATGTCAAAGTCAGTTATGGTTTTCTGGTAATAATTATTCACAGAGAAATTGGAGTTTGGAAAAGAAGTGTGAAAATGCAATAGAAAGACACCATATGTTAAATAGCTTTTATGAGTTGCTTAATAAACTGGTTGTAAATTGCATAAGGCGAAAAATAAAATTAGTTATAGAAAATCCGTATAATCAACCACATTACCTTACATCATATTGGTGCTTAAAGCCTAGTCTGATAGATAAGGATAGAACAGAAAACGGAGATTATTATAAGAAGCCAACACAATACTGGTTTGTGAATTTTAAACCTAAAAATAATTTGGTGTTTGAAGCTATTGATTATGTAAGAACGAAAATAATAGCAAAAAGTAGAGTAAACGATGACGGACTATCAGTTAAAACGCAAAGGTCAATGATACACCCACAGTATGCAGATAGATTTATCAGGCAGTATATTCTTGACGAAGAAATATGGAGAGGCAAATAATGAAAGACGAAACAAAGCAGGAAATACAGATTTTACTTGACCTACTCAAAGGCAGTCTGACAAGAAATGGTGTAAGTATGGCAACGGACAGAGAGGGCAACTTGATGTTCTTTGACACATCTGCCTATGTTAGAAGCAAAGGCAAGGAATTTGACGGATTTAGAGTTAATATTAACGATTTAGTGAAATAACAATGTGACAGAACTTGAAGAACAGGAGTAACAATATGGCAATATATAGAAATGTTCAATTATCATTTTGGACTGATAACAAGGTTGAAGATGATTTTACGCCAGAGGACAAGTATTTCTACATATATTTGCTAACAAATCCACAGACAAATATATGTGGGTGTTATGAGGTTAGTTATTCACAAATGACAAGACAGACAGGCTATAACAAAGATACTATTATAAGACTGTTAGAAAGGTTTGATAAGGTACATAAGGTTATTAAGTTTGATTCAGAAACTAAAGAAGTGCTGATATTACATTGGTATAAGTACAATTGGAGCAAATCAGAGAAAGTCTTAGCAGGAGTTTTAGGGGTTGCCAGACATATTAAATCTGATGAATTTAGAAAATATGTTAATGATATGGTTAATTCCATTAAAAACGATACCCTATATATAGGGTATTCATACCCTATGGAGACATCTGTTTCTGATACTGATTCTGATACTGTATCTGATTCTGTTTCTGTTAATAATAATATAGTAAATAAAAAGAAAGATAATATAGATAGTAATATATATATAAATATTATTAGTTACTTAAATAACAGATGTAATACTAGATATAAATATAATACACCTAATACTAAGAAACATATCAGTGCACGACTTAGAGACGGATATACGGAACAAGACTTTTATACAGTTATAGATAAAAAAGTCAATGAATGGCTTGGAACTGAACGAGAAAAGTATTTAAGACCAGATACCTTGTTTGGTACTAAGTTTGAAAGCTATCTTAATCAGAATGTTATTTCTGGAAAGCAGGGTAATCAGAATTTCAGCAAGGGTGCTATTGATTGGGATAATGTGTAAAGGAGAAAAAGTTATGTATTCAGATACAATTTACGAAATCACAGTTAACGATAGTGAAAGAGCGGTTATTGAAGATATATTAAATATATTAGACAATTGTCCTATTGATTTGGGTAATTGTGATTATGTGGATATTTTTAGAAGCATAGCAAATAAAAGCTCAAATGTAGACGCAGATGGCATCAAAATTTTATATGAATCAGGAGATGATAACACTTGACAAGAGAGGAAACAGTTAAAATCATTCGTATTATGTGTGATTGCTACCCCAACTATAAGCCTAACAACCTATCTGAAACAGTAGATGTCTGGAATATGATGTTGGAAGATTACAATTATGAACAGGTGTCAGTTGCACTTAAAGCATATATTCACTCTGATATAAGTGGATTTGCCCCAAGCATAGGACAGCTGATAGGTAAGATACAGACTATATCACAGCCACAGGAACTTGACGGAATGACAGCTTGGGGATTAGTTAGTAAAGCACTACGAAATGGCACTTATGGGGCGGTTGAAGAATTTAACAAACTTCCGCCACTTGTCAGACAGGCGGTTGGAATGCCGGATAACCTTAAAAACTGGGCGACAGCGGACTATCAGACAATAGAAACAGTTATACAATCGAACTTTCTAAGAACTTATGAGACAGTTGTTAAGCGTGCGACTGAAATAAATTGTATGCCAGACAACATCAAGGCACTTATCGAAAACACGAATGCAAATTCGTATAAGGCTCAAATCGAGCAAAAATTCCAAAGAAATATAAATACACCTACAATTAAAGGAAATAGCCTTATTGGTCAAAATACAAGCGCAGAGAACTATATTGAAGCACCTCAAGATATACAGAACAGAATTGACAGAATGAGAGGTTGATTTTAAGTGGAAACAACGCCATTTTATTCAAAAAAGGAGTTATACGATTACCGCCGTAGTAATGGGTTATGTGGCAGGTGTGGTAAACCGCTTGATAGAAAAGGC